GGTCATCGCCAAGCCGCTGCTCGATTATCCATTCTTCGACACGGCTGATTTCGTTGGACTCGCACTCGCGGATGAATTACCACAGTGCTTGTACTCCTCTGGATCTGACTCGCTCAGAATTGGTCAATGGTACGACTTCCACGTTAGCCAAGGCCGCAAATTCTTAGAGAATGATTTCTCGCGGTTCGATTCAACCCAAGGAGAAGGCGCCAGCCTAATAGAGCATCTCTATTATGAAGAAACTGGTCACCTCAATGATAATATCAAGATAGCTTTAAAAGCCCAAACTCGAACGAGTGGTGATGGCAAGTACCATAGATACAAGGTCAACTGGACTCGCAAGTCCGGAGACCAGAATACATCTGTGGGGAACACCCTCATCAACATAACGGCTTTAGGTGGTGCTCTCAATGCTTTCAAAGGCATCAAGAGGCACGACCCCAAATTCAAGGATTTCAGATGGTGGATGATCGCACTGGGAGACGACAACACCATAGCTTATGAAGGATGTGCAGACGAGGATATTCCAATCCTCGTGAAGTACGTAGAGGATTTTCTGACCAACTTGGGCCTCAAACCCAAACTGTCAGCCTGCAAAGTTCCTTCTTACTTGTCCGCCTTCTTTGTACCCTGCGAGGTCAGAGAGGGAAAAGCAGAGCCGCTTGAGACGCACGTTTTGATGCCCAACCTGGTGGACCACTTGTCTAAGATGGGTGTGACCACTGGCATCATGACAGATTGCGCCGTAGGCCGGATGAAAGGCAACCTGGGAGGGCTCGGCAACACTCGGCTTATGCCGATAGTCCGAGTTTTTCACAATTATTACAACTCACGAGATGAGAAAGCTAATACCTCAGGTGCCTGGGCGAATCAGCATCATCAGCTAACTACAGCTGAAGTACGCCCCACAGACAAAACTTTCGAGTGGTACGAACGTACCTACGGTGTCTGTGAAAGAGAGATCAACGATCTAGAATCTTTTCTGACGAGTCATCTCGAGTCTACTCGAGGTCTCGCCTCCTTTTGGTTGCATCCCACTATGGAGAAGATGATAGCAACGTTGAGATCGAATAGATCCTAAACCATTTCAGAGTGAAGCGTAGATTAGCTTAAGTCTACACGTGGATTGACATCCCCACTAGCCCCGTCCGTCAATATTACCCAACAACATTTCATGCCCAAGAAAAACAATAAGGCCCGTCC